TTAGATGTGTAAAACTTTCCATCGATCTTAGCAATCCAAGGCGAGGAGCTTACGCGATCAAGCACCACCACAGAATGATTGCGAGACTCACAGTCCCAAGGCTGGGATAGATGATCATCCATAGGTTTTGGAAAGTCTTCCATAGGCATGTCACAGACAAGCCCTTGGATTGGCATTCTTGCCCACATGGCTCCACCATGAATGTTGCCCTCATCCCAGTCATCACAATCAGCTTCACAACCAGTAAACACCACTTGAAAACTCAAAGACCTGTCAGGAATTGTGTTAACTGCAATTGCCAATCCATGTAAATATTCGTCATGATATTGTTCGTGGTTGTGAGTAAATTCACGCCTAACCCACACCTTAAAGTGTGGGATGTTGCTTATCAGATACGACAATTACAGCCCTTTCATAAAGTTTCTCAATTCTGCTTTCATTTCTCTGGGTGTAACAGCAGCACCTGTTATTTCTCTTAGTTTTTTGTTAAACGCTTTGCGCTGGGCAGCAGTCAAATTTTTTGAGTTGCCATTGCTTTCCAACAGGCGTTCTGCGCGAGTCATGCTTGACCCTGCTGTATTTTTCTTAGCAGTTCCTCCAGTATTCATTTTTTTAACGCTTTTGGACATTTTTCTTTTCAAGGCTCCACCCTTGGACATTTTACGCATTGCGCCACCCTTGGACTTCTTTCGTAAATCTCCAGCACCTTTTCCATCAGCAGCAAAAGCAGGAACTTTTCTTCCATTGACAGTGGTCATTTTCATCGCTGTGCCACCAGTCTTCATTTTTTTAAGAGTGCCACCCTTGGACATTTTACGCATTGCGCCACCCTTTGATCTTTTTTGCATTGATGCGCCTTTAGTTCGCCTGTACATTATTGCTCCTTGTTGAGTTAAAGTGATCCACCCATCCTTGAGAGAGATGGGCCTCTTGGTCTGTAATCTTTATGTTGTCTGCCTGACATAATTTCTTGACCTGTTTCCTTGTTGATCAATCTGTAAAATTCACCTTCAGGCAATGAGATATTCTGTTGATAAAATGGCAAGCTTTCCATGACATCTCTTTCTACTTGCGCTGCAATACCAGCAGCGTCAGGTCTTTGGATTCCTTGCCCAAATCCATAAGTGTCCATGTCCATTCCCGGCCCTATTGGCCCCTGCCCTGCAAATGGGTCAATAATTGATTGCATTTGTCTGGCTGACAAATCCTGAAATGAAACTGGAGCAGTTCTTCTTGATCCTGCTGCAATGTTGTCCATATAACTTTGAACGTCTTGTCTAGTGTTCATCATTGCAGGATCGATTTGCTGCCTTGGAGGTCGCCTTCTTCCTATCAAACCAAACCCCAATGGGCCACCCTTCCCCCTCAAGCCAAAGAGTCCTCCCCTTTGGGGATTTATTAATCTTGTTACAGGGTTGAAACGATCCCTGAAATTAGTAAACTGATTAGCTCTTCTGCCAACCCTGTTCAATAAGTTTCCGAATTGTCTGGCTCCGGGCAAAAACTGCAATCTTCGCCCAGCCCTTTGAAATCCAGTGTCTGCTAAATTAGTGAGTCTTTGCCCAACGAAAGGCGTAGTTCTGAAACCCATCTGGTTCCCCAGAATGTTTGCAAACATCCTAGCTCCCTGACCAGCATAAGGGTTTCTTGCTGTCCCGCCAGTATTAAGATAGCGAATGCCACCCTCCTCCTCAAAGGAAGGCGACACTTGCATTGGCATTTGCGATCTGGAAATCGCCATCTACTAGTCGTACTTCTTGATTAACTCAAGAATAATCATGTAGGTGTCACCACTACTGTGTCCAGTGGTAGTGAAATCTATGTCGCCAGTTTTACCTGATCCTGCGTTGTTTGGGATCGCAGTAAAATTGTCATAGTATTCATCACCTGTCGAATCTGCTGGCAACCCAATCGCTAACACGTTCGAGGTTGCGTCAAAATCCAACTTTACTGACATGCCCACTGTCGCCCAGTAAATGCGCTGAATATGTACTTCAGTGCAAGTTTGACCCAGTGAGTTTGTAGCCAAAGCAGAAACGTCTACTTTTTTAACAGCAGACTCACCAGTGCCATCACTGACATTGGTGAATCTTAAAACAGCAGTGCGCTCACCATCTTGGATAGTTTGTGAAGCTACGGCATCAGCCATCGTTCACCTCCTGTTAAAGTTCAGTGACAGCAGTTCGTTCCTTGTACGCACCAACGTAATCAACTGTCAAAGTCTTTGCAGCAGCAGCACCATTTTGAATACCAAAAGACAAAGCTAACTCTTCGTCATCCGGTGCATTTGTGCTTACAACTGTTCCAGCTAAAACGTTGTTTTGGAATACATGAAACTTCTGATCTTTGGGGTCATACAAGAACCCAACAGTCATAAAAGTATCGTCAGCCAAAGCAGTACCCAAATCTAAAGTAGATTGTGTGCTGTCTTTTTCGACAATAAATGTGACAGTTGTGGCTCCATCTTCTTTCAAGAAGAAAATGCCGTCTGTGACATCCAGAGGAGTTGTGTCTGTTAGCTGTAAGCCAGCAACAATGTCTGATTGTGTGGCATCACTTGTTTTAAATCGCATGTGAAACGCTAGTTGCTTACCAGACTCGTACTTGTATCCTTCCTTGACAAGCTGAAAAAAATCATGATCGTTGTCAGCGTCATCGTTTGTGATGAGCAGCAGACCACCATCACCATCAGTCAGTGCCTCGCTGGCATTGCCAGATCCACCTTCTGTGGTTGTGATTGTCCAATCGCTTGCTAAATAAGTATCAAAGTCATTGAAGTAAGAATGATACTTGTGGGGAGCAGGAGCTTTCAATTTGCCTAGTGTTGAGTCAGCTCCAACATTAGTCACTCCAGAGGTAAAATGAGTAGTCATGTACAGTTCTCCTATGTTGTTGAACCAGCTTGAACGTTATTGTTCTCGCCATAATGACCACACAAGTTTAGGCTAAAATTAGCCATAATGAAATGCTTTCTCTTCTTCGTCCATCATCATGTAATTTGCGTGTGCTTCGTTTTTCTGAAAAGCGACAGAACCATAAATGTAACGATCAAATCTCCAGCAATCTTCGTTCCATTCTCTATCTGTTTCGTTAATCTTCTTGGCAAACGCCTCAGCTTTTTTGTAATCGTCTAAACAAAAACCATACTGGTGTCTAAAGACTTTACCTTCCTCAGTCTTTGCAATGATGCTGTAAAAAGTTTTGTCTGCAACTGGATCATACTCCTGACGATCTCCATATTCTCTGGCGTGATAATCTTCCTCTGTTGCGTGGCATTCTTTACCTACTGCTGCTTCAACTTTGTTTCCTTCTATTCTCATGCGATCTCCTCAATTGAATCTGTAAACTCAGCTTTGGTTGGCCTCTTAAAAAATCCAAACTTTGGATCATCATCAGAAGGCTCAACTGCTGCCATGAACGTGACTGTTCTGCCTTTGGGACTTGGCAAGGAAGCTGGTATTGAGCCATAGACCTTGAATCCCCTGTCATCCTGTACCAGCATTCTGAACACAGTGCCAAATCGTGTTTCCTGCGCTTTGGTTCCCAAGACTGTGCCAGTGATTGCCACCCTGCCAGTTGGTACAGGCTCTGCTGCCTCGTAGATTGCTTCTTCTTTTTCTTTCTTGATTCGAGCAGCTTCTCTTCGTGGCCCATAAACAAAATCTTCGATCATCTCAAACGCTTCTGTGCATCTGGTGTTGACATAAAGGTGGCATAAATACTTGCCATCAGACTCAAACTCTTTGCCCTTGCTGACGTTAATTGGCAAAGCAGAAAATGCTCGCTCCAACCTGTCAGCCATTACAGCATCAACGTAGTCAATTCTTTTGCCATTGCTTTTTCCATCAAACTGCATCTGATAAACATCTGGCTCGTTTGTGTCCCAAGGCAAAAACTCTCCAGCCATAAACTCTTTTTCCTGCAAAGTGCCATAGAGATCCCACTCATAAATGTAGTAATCGCGTGGCGCGTGTAATCGCCCACTCAGTCCTATGGTTGGCCTCAAGCCATCGTTCAAGGATTCGCCTTTGGCAATCACGCGATCCTGATAAGCCTTTCGAGCAGCTTCTGACTTGATCAAAAATGCCTCAAGTCTTTGTTCTACGTCTTTGACTAATTGTTCCATGCTTGGTTTCCTTTGAGTTCAAAGACATTATACATAAACTATCGTTAATTGCAAGTCTTAATATATAAATATAAAAGCTTGCATAACGACACGATATGTGTTTTAATAGCTCTGAACTGAAGGAGAAATCGAAAATTGAAAGATCAATATAGAAGCAACGAAATCCAGACAGCTTTAAATGAAGAGATTTATGAGGATCGAGATCGAGTTGATGAGAATGCTTTGTTCAAAGCCATCAATCACGTTACAGCAATGATGGAGAAGCAGGGGTTCGATAAAATTTCTGAAGAAAGCAAAAGAGCTTATGTTGAATTGACAGTGTTGCAGAATGAAGTCAGCAAAGGTTTGACTTTAAGCTACTACCCTTAAACTGGAAATTGGAGAAATAAAAATGCTGGATGCAAAAATATATTTTAATGGTGATGGAGTTTCTGTTGTTACTGAATCAGGGGCAATTTTGCCAAGTGGATTTCGAGTTAAACAAGATAAAGATGGAACCAAGGTTTTGGGTTCATGGGACACAAAAACTCAAAAGTACATTGAACTTGATCTTCCAAAAACTCGTTACTCTTTAGCCAGTAGTTCTCCAGCTTGTGGAAATGGCAAAGAGACATTTGAAAAAGACTTTGTGGTTGCTTTTGAAAAATTTTTGTTTGGATAAAAAAAGGGGCTTTCGCCCCTTTCTTTTTATGCGCTTTGTTATGCGCCTTGCGAACCATACACGCCTCTCCAATCAGAGAAGCCGAAAGAGTACCGCTCACGGGCCTTGTACCGAATGTTACCTGTTGAGAAATCAGGTTCCATTGAGGTTTCCATCGCAGTTCTTTGGAACATCTTCAGACCTTCCCCTGACTCAGTGACTGAGGTGAGAAGGAAGAAAGCATCTGGATCATTTAGATAATGATTCACTGTGTAACCACCGGGGATCACTCCAGTATTCTTGATGCTGTTGATGTCGTTGTCAGCAGTTCCAGTTCTGCCATCAGAATTCAAGATTCTGTCAGCAACGAAAACCAATTGTGGGGGAACCACAAGCTTGGTTGCCTGAACAGAAATCGTTAGACCTCTGTCATCAGTGAACGTGGAAATGTCGATTAACGCATCTTCCAATGATGTCTCATTCAGGTCTGCCATCGTCGTAGCGCGGTTAGCAGCACTGCCGCCACCAGCCAGCGGATGTGCAGTGTTAATTAAAGACACTCCATCGCCACCTGTGAACGAACTACTGAAAGCGTTGTTCAATACATCAGCACCTTTCACTTCCTTGGTATTAGCCATAGATCGTGCAAGTGCTTTGGTGTATCGCTTGCCCAGTGACGAGTAAAGATTATCTTCGACCGCCTCTTCCGTAAGGGCAAAAGCCAACCCAACCGTGTCGTGCGTATATCTGGCTGTGTAACTTTCGTTTGCGTTATCGAACTGTACGCCTTGGCCCTCTGACTTAGTTGGCGCGGAGCCAAAACCAGTCAGCAAAACCTCTTCCTCAAAAGCGCGATCAGAATCTTCTACACTGAAGATCTCTGTGTACTCTTGGTCATAGGTGTTGTATTCAAGGCCGAAGAGCGAGTTCAAACCCGGCTCAAGCTCTTTAGCAAGTTGTGCTCTTGAAATAGCCATTATCTAACCTCCTATTAAGCTAAGCCGGCGCCTTTAACGCCGTAAATTGAGTTTTGAATGACTACCAGCACGTTAGTGTTTGCTGATGCTACATCACTATTCTCAGGATCTTCTGAAATATCGATGGCTTTGATAGGCAAGCTAGTGCCTGTTGCGCCAGTTGATACTTCAAGCTCTGCTCCAGAAATTCCTGTGACAGTTGAACCTGAAGAGGTATAAACGATGTCGAAGTTGCCGAAGAGATCCGCAACTGGAAATGCTGCGTCTGCTTGGATTTCGTAAACTACGTTGGGGTCATCAATAACAAACGCAATCAAATCTGAAGCGTTTGTGCTGGCAGGATAGTAATTGCTATAAACCTGCTCTTTAGTTGTGGGATCAGTGTACTGTACACCATTGAACACACCGACAATCGGGACTGTGCCACCATCTGCGTGAACCTCAATGCCGCCGCCAGTAACTTGAGCAACCATGTCACCTTGGAAAATACTTGTTCCATAGTTAGCTGCAATTCGATAACGACTCTGACCGCCAGTATAAGCACCTCCACCAATCATTCTGACTGGCTTCATGCCAAAAGCTGCGTCTTTATTCGCCATGCTTTTCTCCTGTTAGTTTCTACCAAATGTTACTTGGGTTGACCTTTGTGGATCATACTTAACATAGCGACTGTCTTTTGAACTCTCAGAGAACATAGTATTGTCTAAAGCATCTTTTGCATTCTGATTGACTGCCTCGTAGTGGGCATTTCTTTCATCAACAGTTTCTTGTGGTATTTTCGCAAGGATCAAACCCTCATTATATACAACGCCAGAATGTCGCCCTTCATCCATTGTGGGAAGCTGCCATTCATCAGGGAGGTCAGAACCTTTTACAAGCTCCCATCCTTCTCTGAGTCTTCTTGACATATTGCTTCTATCCTCTTGTCCCAACATGGATTCCCTTATCCAACGATAAACGTAACCATCTGGTGCTGGAGGAGTTTCAAGGCGGCGAACTGGTCGCCAAGGTTTTCTGCGAGTCTTGTTATCGTGCGCTTCGGATTCACGAGATTGTCTGGTTGAGGTCATATTTACTCCTTATGCTTACGCTTGTTTCTGCATTATTTTTTGCTTTTCCATAGCGACTGATTTAAACCAATCCTCTTCTGACATGTTGTGTGGCTTCAGAGGTCTTAGTCGTTCCATCTCATCTCTTGTAAACTTAACCCCACCTTTTGGGTCTGATGTTTTTTGTCGGCTTCTTGAAGCAGGGGCAACTCTTTGCATCGATGGGTTGCTCACACTTTGATCGACATTTGTATTTTCAGGATTGCTTGCTTGCAACTCTGGAAATCTTTTCACAATTCTATCATTCAACTCAGTATAATACTCTTCAGAATCAGGGACAAACCCTTCTTCTACCAAAAACTCATCAACCACCCTTGCCCAATAATGTGCTTCTCGATTGAATTCTGGTTTGCTTTCATCAAACCAAGGGTTGTTGTCTTGCCAGCTTAAAGCTTTTTCGCTAGGTGCTGGAGCTTGTTGTGGTTGTTGATAAACAGGCTGTTGTGGTTGTTGAGCCTGTTCTGTCTTTTTCTGACTGTTTTGTTTTGCAATTCTTAATTTTTCTTTTTGTATTACAAGCTCTGTTTTTAAAGTATCAGCCTTCGATATAGAATCCACATCATTAGCTTGCATGGCTTTTTTGTAAAGCTCATCAACTTGCATTTCTTTGGCTTTGATAGCTTCTTCTTCTTTATCCAAGCTATTCG